GATAGCGGCAGTAGGAAAGGGCGCCGAGGCGCTGGCCTGCACTATCGATCCCGCCGCCGAACCGCCCGCTGTGGCGCCACCAGCGCCGCCAAAGAGGCCACCAAGCGATCCAGCGATAGTGTTGAAAATTGATCCGAGGATTCCACCCTTGCCGCCCGAGCCGGCGGCCCCGCTCGCCGCCCCCTTCAGCTCATCGATCGCGGCCTTGATCCCCTCTAGCAGCGGCTCGGTGACAAACTTCCGAGTCAGGGCGCGGTGGATATCCTCGGCCAGGCCGTCGATCACATCGCTCAAGGACTTCATCTCGACAATTGCATCCTCGACCGCACTGCTGAAAGCCAGGCCAAATTCCTTGGCTATGTCGGTCGTCTTCTTGAGCTCCGGATTCAGGTCCTCCTCTACTTTCTTTCGGAGCTTTTCGATGTGTTCGGGTTTGAGGGTTTTCGGGAATTGCTTGGCGATGGCATTGATCTCCTCCATCGCCTTTTTCAGGGCAAAGGCTTTGTCGACGCTGCCGCGCAAGGTGTTCGCCTGGCGCTCCATGGCATTGCCGGCCGCGGCCGCGGCGCGGGCGGTGGCGAGGAGCTGCTTTTCAACCCTATCCAAGAGGCCGGGCGGGAATGCCTTGGGGAACTTTTCGAATTCTTTTCGCAGCTTTGCGACCTGCTCTTTCGCCGCTGCCAAGGGATCGACCAACTGGACCAAGCGCGACACCAAATCCTTGACGCGCTGGGGGATTTTCGCCAGCCCCTCGGCTTCCTTCGCCAAACCCTCCAGATTGATGCGACCGCGATCGAAGGCGCCGGCCGCCCTATCCGCCGCAGTCTCTTGCTCGGCCAAGGCGTCGTTGACGGCTTCGGCTGCGTCCTTCATTTCCTGGCCGACAGCCATCGTCGAGGCGCCCACGTTATCGATCTCGGCGCCGATGCCCTCGAGTGAGCCGCCGATCTCGGCCCTGGCCGCGCCGGCCGCCGCCGTCATGGCGCCGAACGCATTCTCAGCCAGCCCCTTGAGGTCGTCGAACATCGACGCCTCGTCGCCCGTCAGTCGATTAAGCAGCGACGTGCCCGTGGCCTTGGGGAGATCCTGGAATGGACTCGGCAGCCGTGCTCGCTCCTCGGGGAAAATTGGTATTCCCTTCCGGCCCCCCCGGAATGCGGTCGGATCGGTGGGCGGTCCCTGCTGCTCCTTCGGCAATAGCGCGGCACCGGCATCGACCGCCGCTTTGACGATCTTGCCAATTTCCTGGACGATTGGCCGGGTCTTGGAAGCGACGAAGTTGGCGAAGGCGTTCCACGCCGCCTTGGCGTGGTCGATCGCTTCCGAGACCTTGTCCCATCGCGCCGTCATTTCGTCGATGCCCGGCAGCAGGCGCGCGATGCCGATGGCGATCAGAGCGGCAAGTCCAATGACGGCAGCGGCCACGGCGGCGAAGGGGGAGGTCAAGGCGAGAAGAACGGTCAGCAAGAAGCGGCCGAGCCTGACGATGATGGATAACAGCTTGGCGACCGGCCCGAAGGCGGCGACGAATCCTATGCCGGCCAAGATCAAGCCTTTCGTCTGATTGTCCAGCTTAAAGAAACCCTCGACCACATCGGCGACTTGCTTGGTGAGGTTGGTCAGATGCGGGAGGATTTTGAGGTTTATCAGATTTCCTATTCGAGTCGCGGCGACCTCCATGTTGGCCTTGGCTTGATCGATCGCGAATTGCTGCGTCGTGGTCGCCTCGTTGAACGCCTTGTTCAGATCGGTAATTCCAGAGGTCGCCATGCGTTGGAAGACCTCGATCGTCTCCTCGGCACTCTTTCCGATCAACTGCAGCAAGCCCGAGAAGGCCCGCGCCTCCGGAACAATCCGGCGCAACAGGACTTGGTTGTCACCGACCTTTTCCTTGAGCAAAGCCAGCACCGTCAGCAGCCCACGCTCCTTCATGACCTTTCGCAGAAACTCCATCGATAGCCCGATTTCCTGGAGCGCCTCGTCGGCATCGCCCCCATCCCGAGCGATGCCGAGAAAGAAGGTCCGCAAGGCGGTCGCCGCTTCCTCGGTGCTGGTGCCCGTCTTCGTCATGACCGCCATGGCCGCGGCCGTCTCCTGGAACGTCACGCTGGCGCCGGCGGCGACAGCCAGGATGCGGCCGAAGGCTGACGCGAACTGAGTCGGCTCCGCCTTGCCCTCCCGGACGGCGGCGACCAGCGTGCCTGTCGCCACAGCGGCCGAGAGATTGGCCTTGCCATAGGCATTGATCGCACTGGTGACGGCATCGGCGACGACCTTCGTCTGGCCCAGCCCGGCGGCGCTGGCTTTGCCGGCAAGCTCCAGGACCTCCATCGCCTTGGCGCCTCGGAAGCCCGCGGACTCGACGAAGAACAGGGCCTCCGCCAGCTCGCGCGGGCCCTTGCCGATCGCCGGCCCTAGCTTGTTGATTTCCTCACGGAACCCCTTGACGGCCTCCTTCGACTCACCGACGAGGCCGACGATCCTGGAAAGCGCCGTCTCGAATTGCGCCGATGTCCGGCCCGCCGCGACGCCGAGGGCGATCATCGGAAGCGTGACGCCGATGGTCATTCGATTGCCGACATTCGACAGGGAATTGCCAAGCTTGTCGAAGGACCGCCCCATCGTGGCGACCGCCCGGCGCGTCCGGTTGCGCGCTGCTTTCAAGTCGTTATCGAGCTTTCCGAGGCGAGCCCGGATCTCGACGAAGGCTTCGCCTAGTGAGCCCTCATTCGCCATTCTTTTTCGCCCTCAGATCAAGCCCGCCGAACCGCTGGTTCAAGGCGACGACGATGGCGCGCTGCTGCTTCAGCGACTGGGTCGGACGGGTTTTCTGGTCTGGCTTGACCATCAGGGATTCGAGCGATGGGATATGCTTCACTCGAGCCAGCTTGGCGACGCGCCAGGCGACCGCCGTGGCCAAATTGATTTCGTGGATTCGGCTCCGCCTTCTCGCCGCCAGATAGCAGGCGACTTCGGCTGGCGTCGATGCCCAGAAAGTCTCCGGGCTGATCCCGAATTCTACGGCTGTTTGGAGGAGGTCTTGCCAGTCCCACGGCTTCCCCCCTTCGGAGGGTTTCCGCCGTCGGCCTCGCCGACATCCGGGAAGGAAGCCGCCAAGCATTCCAGGATCATGACGAAGGATTCGCCGAGGCCGACCGCGTCCATGATCTCGCCCGCTGTCTTGTCGTCCACGTCGGGATGGTGATCGGAAAGGCCGCAGCGAAAGAACGTCCGAATTTCCTTGAAGCCGGGCAACGCCTCCATGTTGATCTCGCCCCCGCCGGCAGGCGCCAGGGCCTGCTGTAGCGAGCCCCATTTCTGGGCCAGCACCAAGGCCGACATTTCCAACGCATCCTCCAGCTCGCAGAGCGCGTTGGTGGAAAAGTGGAGCGTCCATTCCTGATCTAGCGCCTTGAGGGAGCGCTCCCCCTTCACCCTGTTTGCCAAAGCGGCGTCCTCCTATCAGGCCAGCGTCGGGGCGCCGGACAGTCGCAAGGTCACGTCCATCGTGATCCGATCGTCCACGGGGATGGCCGGCCCGGCGGCCGTGATGATCGCCGTGAAAGACCAGAGCGTACTCGGCGAGTCGGGCCAGACGAGCTTGTAGTTTCGCCGCGGTTGCGGGTTGGCATTGAAGTCGGCCAGGAAGCCGGTCGTCACCCGATGCGTCGCTTCGGTCGGGATGAAGTTCAAGGTGAACGGGACTTCGCCGCCCGACTTGAGGCCGGCGATGAATTCGTCGTAGCCGCCCGGGCTGTCCATATTGGTCGCATCGACCGTGCCGGCGACGAGAGTCGGGCCGCCAATGTTGGTGACCTCTGCGATGGTGGTGAAAACTTCGGGGCTTGCTGCGTCGCCCCGCTGGAGTTGTGTGCCGATACCGAGAAGGGCACCCGTCATTAAGCCTCGCTCAGACTGCGGTCATTCTGACCCGGATTGAAACGACGCGATGGTACTCGTCGGACGTCGGCCCGGCAAGTGGCCCGATTGCCGTGACGCCTTCCATGCTGAATCCCGCAATCGTAAGCGGCTGGTCATGGAACAAGACACGGACCCGATTGGCGATCGAATCTATGACGCTGGGATCGCCGTCGTTGATGGCGTAGCAGTGGATTTCCTTTTCGATGTCCCGGTGCTTGTCCGTCAAGCTGTCATCGTTGCGATCGCTGGCCAGCCCTTCGGCGACCAGATATGGCATGACGGCGTTTTCGGGCACTTCCCTGGAGAAGAATATTGCAGGCACCGGCGGGCTCGTCGGATAGCTCGAGAGCTGCGCGGTCAGCGTGCCGTCGCCGGCGAGCTTGTCATAGAAGGCGTCCTCGATCGGATCGCTCATTTATCGCACCCCAAGAATTTTCGCCACGCGCCGGCGCCGCATCTTCAACGCCAGGGTCAGCCATGGGCGAGCAGCTTGATTGATCGTGCGGCCCAGCTTGTCGGGCCCTTGGAAGCCCTCGTGCAATCGCCGAGCATAGAGCGTGCCGGCGCCGACGATCCCGACGACTTCTTTTCCCCGCACTTCGACCTGGTGCTTGTGGCTGGATCGCAGGACGCCTTCGACAACCTTCGGGGGATCTGGCGCCACCGAGGGATCGAGGCCGATGCGGAGCCCTTTGCCTTTCCCGGATTTCTGGATTCGATGCGCCTGGGCTCGCGAGACCAGGCGCACGGCTTGGTCCTCGACTTCCTGCGCGGCGCGCTCCATCCGACGGGCGGATGTGCGGACCAGCGTCTTCTTGAACCGCTGGGGCTTCCATTTAATTCCGGTCTTCGCCATCAAGCGGCCCGCTGATGTTCCTTTGCCATCGCCTTCTTATAGACCCCCGCAATGCTGGGTTCCTTCACGTCCAGGACTTCATATTGCGTCGTCCCGCCAACGATGGTGAGAATATCGTTCCGCAAGATGTCCGCGTCATCGCTGAAATAGAAGGCGTGAGTCACGATGGCCTCGGGCCGATCGGCGATCAGGGCGCCGCCTTCCGTGGAGCCGATCGGCGATCGCCGGCAGCGGATGGCCGCGGCGATGACTGTTTCGATATCCTTGAATTTTCCGCGGCCCTGATTTGTCGGGACCGATCGAGTGATCGATACCGTCAGGTTTCGCAGATGATCGATCCGGCTCACCAGACCACCTTCCTGTAGCTTTCGACGAGCGCCATGGCAGCCGGCGGCAAGCCGGAAGCGTTGGCCGTCGGGTCCGCATAGGTCGCCGCGTAGTCGCCGATGCGCTCGGACTTGACGCTGGAGTCCCGGGGCTTCTGCTGCCATCGCGCCTTGACTGTCTCGACGGCAGCTTGCTCGATATCCGCCGGAAGGTTCGGGCTCGGGCTCGCCGGGCCCGCGTCGGGCAAGATGTAGCCGGCGGTATAGTTGGCCTCATAGAGCAGTTCGACCCGGCCTTCTGTCCACAAGGTGATCCCCTGGACCCGGATCGGCGTCGGCGTGAATCCCTGGGCCATGAATAGCTCGCCAGCCTCAGCGTCCGAGACTTCATAGACGGCGGCATCGACGAGCGCGCCATTGAAGGTCAGCGAATGCAGGGCGACGATTGGATGGCGGGTCAGAAAGAATTGCGTCGTCGGGCCCTCGACTCCAAAGGTCTCGGCAATCCGCTCCTCGGCAAATTTGCGGCTGGTATATTTCTCGATCGCCGCCGTGGCGACGCGGATTAGAGCGAGCAGCAGAACCTCGTCGCCTTCGATTCCGAGCTCCGCCTGGACCCGGGAAACCGTGGTCAGCAATGAAGTCGATGGGGCGGTGATGGTCGTTATGGTCATGGGTTCGGCACCGATGCTGGAGATAGTTCGACGCTGCCGTGGATAACGGTCGAGTCGGATCCGGCGAGGGCGACCTCAGCCTCGTGGTAATAGAAGCCGTCTGGCAATGCCTTGGTGTCGTCCGGCTCGAGGACGACGCGGAACTTGTGCTCGTTGCCGATGCCGCCGACCAGCGTGATCCCGGCCGTCGATAGCAGCTTCATGATCAGGGCGGATCCGCCAGGCTGGCGAGCCATGACCCAGGTGATCTCGGTCGCGGCGGAGATGTCGACCTCGGCATCGGCGGCGTCCAGGACCGAGATCGTCGGGCTGATGTCGTCGCCCTTGTGAATGCCTAGGGCGCCGGTCAGATCCTGCGGATTATGAGCCATCTATTAATCTCCCGATCAGCCCCGGGGCGCTGGTGCGGCCCGTTAGAGCACTATCCTGCGTTCGACCGATCAGCTCGATAATCGTGAGCGGCGAGATGATGCCGAGGTCCAGGATCGCGTCTAGCGTGGTCCCGACGGATATCGTCCGGGCGAGCAGGGCGTCGAGCGATGATGACACGATTCGGCTGAGCAGAACAATTCCGTCCAGCGTCGTGGCCGAAGACCTCACGATCCGGAGGAGGGCGTCGAGGTTGGTCTGGGTGGTGATGCCGGCGGCGGTCAGTAGGGCGTCGAGCGTTGTCGAGATCACGACCATCGCCTGGACGACGGCGTCCAGGGTGATCTGCTCGGTCTGGAGGCGCGTCAGTAGGGCGTCGAGCGTCAAGGCCAGGCTCAGTGCCCGCAGGGCCAGTGCGTCCAGGGTCGTCGCCGTCGTCAGCCCCTGGCCCGTGAGCAGGCCGTCCAGCGTCGTCGAGATGGCCACGCCGATCGCCGTCAGCACGCCGTCGAGCGTAGTGGCCTGCGTGCGCAGGAGCGCGAGCTGGGCGTCCAGAGTGGTGGTGATTACGACCTCCCCCTGGACGATGGCGTCCAGCGACGTCGAGATGGAGACGCCGGCCCGCAAGAGGGCGTCGAGCGTTGTCGAAATCGTTACCTCAATGGTGGCGCCGATGATCGCGTCCAGCGTCGTCCCGACGGTCAGGTCGTCTCGCTGGACAATGGCATCCAGCGTGGTCGTGATCGCGACGGCGCCTTGCACCACGGCGTCGAGCGTGGTCCCGATCGAGACCTCGCCGCGGACGATGGCGTCCAGAACGGCGGCGACGGAGATGTCCTGCTCCATAATCTGAGCGTCGAGGATTGCCTGGATCGTGTTCTGAATCTGAAGCTGGCCGTCCAGAGTGGTCGCGACCGAGCCGAAGATTGCCACTTGCGCGTCTAGCACCGTGGCGACGGTGATGTTGTTTCGCTGGGCGACGGCATCGAGGGTTGTCTGGACCTGGGCGATTCCCTGGACCAGGGCGTCGAGAGTCGAGGCGACGATAGCTTCGCCCCTGACTAGGGCGTCGAGCGTCGTGCCCCTGGTCTGCGCGATTGCTATCAGGGCATCGAGCGTCGCCGCCACGGATAGGTCGGCTCGGAATAGCAGCGCATCGAGCGTCGTGGCGACCAGGACCTCGCCTCGCACGAGCGCGTCGAGAGATGTGACGACTGTCACATTCCCGGTGACGATCGCGTCAAGGGTCGTCGTCCTCGTGAGCGCGATCTGGAGCTGGGCATCGAGGGTAGTCGACTCCAATTGATCGACGATCGTCGCCTGGGCGTCCAGCGTCGTCGCAACCTCCAGATCGTCCCGCTGAACGGCTGCGTCGATGGTGGTGGCGACCGTTTGCAGTCGTGCGAGTAGCGCGTCCAGGGTCGTCGCCCTGGTCAGCGCGTTCTTCTGGACAACGGCATCAAGCGTGGTCGCTCTGGTCAGCGCGTTCTTTTGCAGCAGACCATCGAGAGTGGTTGTTATTGTTTTCTCGACAGCACCGCCGATTACAAACGTTGCTACTTGTAAGCGACGCTTACGATAGTCGTGAGGCCTACGAAAGACCCATGACATAGTTCATCCTATCTCTTTGAAGATCATCATCCCCTTGATCGTGGCCGACGCGATGTCCGTCCCGATTTTCAGCGCCAGGAGTCCGGCCGCCGGGACCTCTATCAAGGTCTCAGGCGTAGGCATCCAAACCCAGCCATTAAGCACATTGAATCCCTCATCAACGAGGATGTCTCCGTTCGTCCCCTCTGCTGTGGCAGTGTCGCCCGTGGCGGCGGTTCCGCCAACGGACTTGGCTGCCTGATCCCCGACCGTCGTCAGAAGGGGAGTCTGGCTGGTAACCGTCGCTGCCACCGTCTTCCGAAGGATCTCGACCGAGCTGCTATCCGAGGCATCGTTCGACTTGTTAGTGATGCTCGCATAGAGCAACTCCATGCTGATAGCAGCCCCTACCTTGACTTGCAGGAGGGTCTTAGCGGTCGTCACAGTGCCGCTAAACTTGACGATATATACACCGCGCATGGTTCACATCCTCAATAGTGTTGATGGGCGCCGCTTGTGCGGAGGCGGCGTTGTATGGGGAACGCGTAGCAATACCGCCCACATTTCACCGCAGTCGAAATCTTGGTTCCCGTCGGTCGCAAATCCCTGTCTGACTTTTTGGGTGGCCGTTGGAAGAACGGTGTCTCTGAATATAATATAATTAGCATAGGTTCCATTTAGTAGGATGAATTCTCTAGTGGGGGCTGAATCACCATCATCACTATCACCCATGCCGCCACTATGAGTCGACGATGGTCCGCCGGTCCGCTTTGCGTTAAATATACTTTTCATCGCGACGATTTCATCGTCTGCGGCAAACAAACCGCTGCCCAATGGCGCCGGCAGGTCGACCGTCCCTTGCCCCGCCGATCCATA